ATAGTGCAAGGAAGAGGCCTTTACCAGAAGGGTCGAACTTGACTAGTTAGGGGTGGTACCCAGGTTCAAGGTTGAGAGACTGAGGATCACATTGCTCTACCGAGCGGAACTAGGTTGTGCGTAATAGAATGGTATTCTGTGTACGTGCTTGTAGGTGTAACCAAGTCCTACCTATTTTGCTTATATTAAAAAGGACCTTAATTGGTCCTTTTTTCTTGACTAACTGTCCAAAATACTATATAATAATAGCATGGAGATAAAAGACGAAAAAGACTTCTCTTTACTAAGAGAACAGGTAAGCAAGTGGAACAAGAATCATTCTATGTTCAAACACGATGTTCGTCAATTATCCAAATCGCTAGAAAAGCTCATTGATAATCATAGTCAGCATATGATTATGCATAGGCAGACAAAACGCACCATACATTTAGAACGTGCCCAAGCAGAAATCGACAATATTAACATTCTCCTTAAAACTGTTGGACAACAAGAACTCTTATCTATTCTTAGCAGAAGATAAATACTTGTGTCTAAAGTGTGCCGCATAGTGTGGCGGACTTATGCTGTTTACCCACAGCGTAGCGACTAGAACTCGCATAGGACTACTATTATAGGAGAAAACAAATGGGAAGACCACTTAATAAAAGATTGTTTGGTGAGCCAACAGCGGCTGGATCAGAAATCAAAGTCAACTTTCATAACGGCTCAGCAGTTAAAGAAGGTTATATCGTAAAGCAAAAAGGTTCAAAGAAATTTGTCTGTGAAGAAATTGAAACAGCAGGTGAATTTACTTGTGTACTAACAACTGGTAAATTACCAGCAGCATTAACAGCAGGTGAAATGTCAATTTCATTTAAAATGGACGACAGTGAAACTTATCTAGTAAGTAAAATTGCTGGAAAGAAAGCAACACTATCAGCACCAACTGCAACAGGTTCAAACGCATATGACGGTTTGACTGTTCCTTGGAACTTTGCAACATCTACTTCAGATGGCGCAGCACAAGTTGAAGAAGCTGGTGATGACAACACATTATCTGGTACAGATGATGATGACTTCACTGAAGACGCTTAATAATTAAAGGTAACGAATAATGGCACAGTTAGTACAAACCAATGGTGATTACACAATCAAAACCGGTGAAGGGTCAAATGTAATATTTGATACTGGTGCAGGTATTGGCGAAGTAAAAATCACTGGTAACTTAGTTGTTGAAGGTGATACACTAACTGTTCAAGCTGAAAACTTAAACGTTAACGATAACATTATTGAATTAAATTATGGTGAAACAGGCGCTGGAGTTTCTCTAAGATATGCTGGTATACAGATTGACAGAGGAACAGAAACGCCTGCTTCATTCTTTTATGATGAAAATGATGATACGTTTAACCTTGCAAAAGGAACCAACGGCAGTTACAACTTTACTGATAGTAGTTTAAGATTAAAAACTATCACAACTAATCAAACTACAGACGGTGGAGATTTAACTCTTATCGGTACAGGATTAGGTGTTGTAAAAGTTATTGGTACTACAACATACGAAGCACAAGTAACGCATGACGATGATATTCCTAATAAGAAATATGTTGACGATGCTATTAGAGATAATCCAACATTCCAAATTATTGATAATGACACAAGAGTTATTGTTACTGATAAGGACGTCAGCGGAGCATTAACTTATCTAGTTGATAACACCGGATACAGTTCTTTTGGTGAAAGTGCTATTTCAGTAATTGTTGACGGTTCGCTAGGTGCTCAATTTTATTCAAATAGGGCAGTAATACAAGACCTTGAATTTATTAATAACGAAATAACAAACAACGATACTAACGGTAATATCTTTTTAAGAACACAAGGTACAGGTAAGGTTAAACTTAACTATGGACTTGAGCTCGAAAAAATTGCAGTTACTCCGGCATATGTAAACGAATCAACTATTCTTTATCACAATGAAGAACAGTTAGGTCAAACAGGTGTGTTCTTTACTAATGGTACTAGAACAGGAGAACTAGTAAATAGAAATAGAGCATTACTCTATAGTATGATATTTTAAAGGAAAAAACAAATGATTAAAAGTACAAAAGTATCTGCAACAAATGTTAGTGTTCCGGAAAAAGTCTATACTAGTACAACTACAGGAGCTCCTATTGGGGGCAGTGTTACAGGTCAAGTAAATGCAATCACGACAATGATCCTTTGTAATCTTGGTGCACCAACTATTACAGACGAGTCTGTTAATACTTGTAATGTAAGTGTGTTTTTAGTAAAGGCAGGCGATACTCCGGATGACGATAATATTATTGTTAATACCTTAATTGTACCTGCAGGCGAAACAGTATTTTTCAGCGATGAAAAAATTATTTTAGATGCAGGCGATGAAATTTGGGTTGGTACTTCAGTAGCAGATTTAATTACTGTTACAGTAAGTTCAATGCAAGTGTAGAGGAAAACTAATGAAGTTTTTAAAATACCAAAATACATCTAGATATAGTCCTAGCGATAATTCTATCTCAGTTAATCCTTATGGAAGAGTTGTGATGGATACAACAGCAGGATTGATGCTACCGAAAGGAACCTCAGCGCAAAGACCAGATTTAATAGGAGTAAGACAACCTTCTACAGCAGACGGAACTATTAGATATAATACTGACATTACTGCTATTGAAGCATACGTTGGCGGCAACTGGGAATTAGTTGTGCAACCATCAGCTTCTGCTATTACAGTACAAACATTAGGACCGGGAGATGGAACCGAAACTGTGTTTGGACCAGTGTTTGAATCAACAAGTGCAAATAACGTTTTAGTTTTAGTTGAAAACGTTTTACAAATTCCTACAACTAACTTTACACTTGAACAAAGTACAGCTGGTAACTTAGCAGGACCTAATGCTCCATACGCAGATGGATATTATTTTAAATTTAATTCACCGGTACCTGCTACCAAATATATTACAACCTTCTATGGATTCTCGAACTAATGTCACAAGTAGGGCGAATAGGCGGACATTTATTAGAAGCAAATCTTGAAAGACAAGGAATTGATGTTGCTTTCAAGAATACAACTTTTGACTCAACACCAATATTATACTTAGATGTTACTAATAATAGAATTGGTGTTAAAACAGATTCCCCACAATACGATTTAGATATACAAACAGATGTTTCTACAACAAATGCTGAAGCAACAGCACAAGCAAGACTAGATAACGTTCTTATAAATGCACCCGCAACATTTTCTACTATTACAGGACCATTAAATATTGTTCCTGCAACAGACCAAGGTTCAATTGTTTGGCAAAGATTACAAACAGACAACTTAGATATCAGCGATAACTTTATACAAGGTAAAAGTACAGATGATAGTATTACTTTAGATACAAGTGGTACAGGTACTATCAACGTTCGTGCAAATACAAACATGACAGGTAACCTAGCTGCAACAGGAGACATTAACCTAGATGGTAATGTAACACTGGCAGGTAATATTGTAGTAGGTGACAGTTCTTTTGCTACTGCTGAAATTAATCCTGACTTAACACAAGACATTTTACCACAAACTGATAACACATTAAGTTTTGGTCAAGATGAGCGCGACTCTTCACCAAGAAGATGGAAAGAATTACATACACCTGATAACTTATTAAACACAAACAATGTTCGTCCTATGGGAGCGTTGATTAGTAATCAACTTAGTTTCAGAGGAGAAACTGGCGATCAAATTTTAGAAACACCAACAATTACAAGTACACAATCAAACGAAGATACAACGTTAGTTTCTGGTACAGGCGATTACTTTATTAACGGAACAAAGATAGAAACTAATAACATTCATAATACTGGTAACGATGCTTTTAGTTTTGGAAACACAGGTATTGGTTATTTAAGATTTATGGGCGACAGTGCATTTAAAATGCCTGCAGGTACAAATTCTGAACGTCCAGGGTTACCAGAAGTTGGTGATACTAGATGGAATACAGATGAACAAATTATGGAATGTTTTGCTGGTATTGTTGAATCAGTAACAGTAACAGGAACATTTACAGGATTAGCAGATGCAGCTAATATTCTTTCAGGACCTACTACATCAAACTCCGTATACGGAACTGATTTTAGTTGTAGAATGAATTTATTAGCAGAAACGGTAACAGTAGTTCAATTCTTATCACAAGGAATTGGATATCAACAAGGCGACAAGATTGTAATTCCAGGAACTAAACTTCCAGGTGGATCTAGTCCGGCTAATGATATCACTTTAACAGTAGGCGCACAATCCAATGATGGCTACGCAGTAGCAACTGGTGGTGGTGCTGAAATTAGTGAATCACTAATGGAAGATTTAGGTGACGTATATAGCCTTATCCTCGGTTAATTAAGACAATTTGCTAAATACTACTGTTAATGCCGACCAAGCATTAATCTTTTACTGTGGTTAGCCCGCAATGTAAGGTGGCTAGAGGGACAGGATCCCCGTGAAAAGGAGAGCGTAATGGCAATTGGTCGTATTTCGGGTCCGCTCTTAAAGGCAAATCTCGTTAGAAACGGGGTTGATTTAGCTTTTGAGAACGACTTACTTTACATAGACGTAAACAATGCTCGTTTAGGAGTAAACAACTCTTCTCCCACCACGGATATCGATGTTGTAGGTACAACAAGATCAACAACACTCACAGTAGACAATCAACTAGATGTAGGAAATTTAAGCATTACTGGTAACACTATTTCCAGTACGCTTGATACCATTTCATTTGCACCTTCAGGTTCAGATCCAGTAATTTATAATTCTAAGTTACAAGTAGATGATTTGCAACTTACAGGTAACACAATTTCAACAACAGTTTCTAACACTAATTTAGAACTTCGTCCTAATGGCGCAGGTACATTAGAAGTTATAGGTAACACAAATATTACTGGTGACTTGTATGTTACTGGTAACATTAATACAGGCGGTGATATCACTATTGGTGGTAACATTGTTATTGGTGACGCAGATACAGACACTATCGAATTTAATGCTGCGATTGCAAGTGATCTTATTCCAGAAACTGACAACACATATACGTTAGGTAACGCTACAACAAGATGGAAAGAAATCCATGTTGCTGATTTATATACAACAACATTGAATCTTCCAACACTTGACATTGGCGACTTAACATTTAGAGATAGCACAATTACAGCAGCGTCTGGTACTGACTTTACTATTGAAGGTAATGGAACTGGTGGTGCTAGATTAGGTAACTTTAGATTTTCAGGAAATACAATTACTAACGTACAACCAGGTGGCATTACACAGATTGTACAAAGCGGAACAGGTTATTTTAAAATTGATACTAACAACGGTTTTGTTCCACCAAGAGGTAATGACGCACAACGTCCAACTTCATATGCAGTTGCAGGCATGACAAGATATAACACAGATGCAAAAGCAATTGAAATTTGGACAGGTACTGCATGGGCAAGTCCAGCAGGTGCATCAGGAGCGGTATCAGAAATTCAAGCAAACACAATTGCATCATCGTATGCATTAATGTTAGGATAGAGGAAGATAGTATGCCAACAGTATTTAAACAGAGCGTAGTAACAGACATTGGAACAACACCTACTGACGTATTACAGATTCAAGAAGGTGTTAAAGCAACCGTAGTAGGTTGTAACCTTGCAAACAATTCGGATTACGATACAGTTGTTGTTGACGTACAAGTAGTTGACGAAAATTCAACAGTTGGTAACTATGCTAGATCAGTACCGATACCTCCGGGTTCGAGTGCTAAAGTAATTACGCAAGGTGAAAGATTAATTTTGCCAGCAACGGCTGGTTTAAGAATAACAAGTGATACGGAATCAAGTGTTGATGCAACAGTTAGTTTCGTAGAGATATCATAGGGAGGAATAGAGTATGCCAAATCCATATTATTTCGGACAAAGCCCAGATGAATCACTAGGTGATAGCCCTAGATATTTTTATGCAATAAGAAGAAATGAGGATGGTGAATTATATCTTCTAAGAAGTGATCAATTGAAAGATAAAGATTCAATTGATATTAACTTACCTGGTCCACCAGATGAGACTTTTGAGGACTTGGAGCCAGGTGTTGACTTTTTTGACGGTATTAATGTTAACCATATTAAAGACAAAGAGAATATGTATTGGACTCAATATAAATGGGACCAAAGAAGCATATTATATTACGTAGACGATGAAGGTATGTTAGTTCAGCGAATTAACCAGAACTATGCTTATCCGTCAGGAACATCAAGTTAGGGGTAGATAAATGGCAGAGTTTAAGATAAGTCGAATTAGATATACTTGGAAAGGACCATGGACAACTTCAACTGCATACATCATTGATGATGTTGTACAGTATGGAGGTAGTGTATATATTGCACTTAGAGGACACACATCTGCAGACTTTAAAGCAGATATAGATTACGTTCCACCAGGTGATACAATCGGACAACCAGCATGGTTGAAAATGTCTGATGGTAGAGAATTTAAAGGTGCATGGACACCATCAACGACTTATTATAACGGAGACATTGTAGATAACGGTGGTACTCTTTTCATCAACACAACAGGACACACATCAACAGCAGACTTTAATGCTGACATTGCTAATTGGGCAGTGTTTGTACCTGGTGCAGACTGGGGGAGCGACTGGACTGTAGCAACTACATATGGTGTAGGAGATGTTGTTAACTACGGCGGTATTGTTTATAAATGTGTTACTGCGCATACTTCAGCAGCAACAGCAGCATTAGGTTTAGAAGACGACCAATTTAAGTGGGCAACTTACTACTATGGTAAAACTTACAAAGGTGAATTTGCTAGTGATACTAGATATAAAGCACAAGACCTTGTTAAGTATGGTGGATCACTTTTAAGAGTTTTAACAGGACACACATCAACAACTAATTTAGCAGCATCAAACTTTATTTTAGAAGCACCAGGTGCTAAAATTAGAGGAACATGGACAGGTGCTGAATATTATGGCATTGGTGATGTTGTACAACACGGTGGTTATGTTTATCAATCACTTACAAATAACTATGCACGTACTCCTGGAGATTCAATCTATCAACCAACAGAAGTTGATTGGGCAGTAATTTCAAAAGGTGTAAATCTTGCAGGTACATGGGCTACTGGAACACAATATAAAACAGGTGATGTTGTTGAAAGAGGTGGATCAATTTATGTTGCTACACTAGATTCAACAGATGACGGAAGTTCATTAGACTATCTTGATGCAGGTAACTGGGATCTTATTATTCAAGGTCAAGCATGGAAAAATGCTTGGACTATTTCAACAGTTTACGCAGTAGGAGATGTAGTTACTTACAGAGGTAGCGCATATAAAGCAAACGTAGAACATACAGCAGGTTCTGAAAACTTCCCAGGAGATAACGGTAGTGGATTTGAATATTGGGATCTTTTATTAGCTGGTGCAGAAAATGTTGGACTTGTTAATCCAGGTGATTTATTAACATTTGGTTTAAGCAGAACTATTGCTGGTGACGGATCTACATTAGGTGCTACAAATGTTCCAATTGATACAGCAGAAAAACTTTTACAAGTTGGACCAGATGATACAATTGAATACGACAACTGGGGAAGAAGTGCAAGATTTTTCCATGTTGATCCGATAATTGGTGTTGACGATAGATCAAATCCTAACGCAGGTATTGATCCTTTCAAACCAGTTAAAACAATTAGATTTGCAGCAGAACTTGCTGACGATGGCTGGACAGGAACAAACACAATTCAATTAACAACTGGAGTATACGAAGAAATACTTCCAATTAGTTTACCTGCTAGAACAGTTGTACTTGGTGACGAAATTAGATCTTCTAAAATTAAACCAAGACAAGCAATTGCTTCTATGGCAAGTGATGCTGTATATAGAAATGCTGTAGCAGTTCATTTACAAGGTGTTATTAGAAATATTTTAACAGGTACAAACTTTACAAAGCAATCAGGAAATGATGCTGAAGTTACAGTAATTACAGATGCTATTCCAACAGGAACATTTAATCCAGGACCACCAACAGGAGACGGATTAGAAATTATTGACTATGTTCAAGTTACATCTGACTCAGTTGCAGCGAACTTAGTTGACAACGGATTATCTGCTTACATACAGTACATTAACTTCCACGTACAAAGCACAGGAACTGATCCTGTTGTTACTGGTACTAATGAAATTACAGATCAAACAAACAGATTAAATGCTGCAAGAATGATCGAAACAAACAAAGACTTCTTAATGAAAGAAGCAACAGCATATCTTGACAACACATTTAGTGATTACGTATATGACAGTGCAATTTATAACGATGACATGCACAGAATTTGTAATGCACTTGCATATGATTTAAGATATGAAGGAAACTATAGAATTTTAAGAGAAGGTAAGTTTTACAAAAGCATGGTACAAGGTAGTCAACTATCAGACATGTTCTATGTAAGAGATGCTTGTGGTGTTAGACAGTGTACACTAGATGGTTTAACAGGTACACTTAATCCGCCAAACGTTTTTGAACAATATCAAAGACCAACTGGACCTAATTATATTTCACTTGATCCAGGTTGGGGTACAGCAGATAGCAAAGTTTGGATTACAACACGTTCTCCATATATTCAAGGTGTATCTACATTTGGTAACAATTGTACAGGACAAAAAATTGATGGCGCATTACACGCAGGTGGTAACAAATCAATTGTGTCCAACGACTTTACACAGGTAATTAGTGATGGTATAGGCGCTCACGTTCTTAACAATGGTAGAGCAGAACTTGTATCAGTGTTTACGTACTATGCACAGGTAGGATATCTAGCAGAAAACGGTGGAGTAATACGTGCTACAAACGGTAACTGTTCATATGGTTACATTGGTGCATTAGCAGATGGTACTGATCCTTCAGAAACACCAATTACTGCTACACTTAATAACAGATTAGAAGAAGCACAGATTGTATCAGCATTTGCTGGAGAAGTAAATGACGAAATTCTTGCACTAGAGTTTAGAACTTGCGGTCAAAACTATACAAATGCAGAATATACATTTGTTGGTTCAGGTACAAACGCAGCAGTTATACAAGAAGATTATAGAGATGACTCTATGTTTGAAGCAAGAATTGTTACAGGTGAAGCATCTTCCGCAGCAGGTGGAGGTGGATTTACGCTTATTGGTAACAATGCTCAGACTGGTGACGATTTAACAGTTACAATTGCTACTAACGATGATAACGAAGAAGCAAACTTATTAGGTTTAAGAATTATTTTAACATCAGGTCCAGGTACAGGACAGTACGGTTATGTACATGCATACAACAGTACTTCAAAAGTTGTAACAGTTTACAAAGAATCTGATAGCACACCAGGTTGGGATCATGTAGTTCCAGGTACACCAATCTTAACACAGTTGTTAACAGGTACAACTTATAGATTTGAGCCTAGAGTTATATTTGATCAACCACCATTTAGTCATGCAGTATCTACTCTTGACGCAGGTACAACATGGGGTGGAGTTACTTACGGTGAAACATCAGGAGTGTTTACATCTATTTCAGCAACAGGTACAGGAACAGGTACTACAATTGGTGTTCCAGCAGCAAATCCAACATTTGATATTACTAAACTTGGTAAAGACTATACAATTACACTAAGGAATGGTGGTGCTGGTTATGCAGTAGGTGATACTCTTACAATTTTAGGTACTAGTTTAGGTGCTGGCGACGATAACAACATTACTATTACAGTACACAGTGTAACTGACGATAGTACAAACAGTATTGTTACATTTGAACACTCAGGATTTGCAGAAAGCGGTAGATTTGTTGCTGTTGCAAGTACAGGTACTACTGTTAACTATTCATTAAATGGTACATCGTGGTCAACTACAAACTTACCATCCTCAGGTGTATGGAATTCAATAGCAGCAGGTAACGGAAGATTTGTTGCAATTAAAGATTCATCAGATGTAGGTGCTTACAGTTTAAATGGTAACACATGGACACCATTTACATTACCAGCATCAACTAACTGGGCAGATGTTGCATTTGGTAATCCAGTATATGACGAAGTACAAGCAAACTTATTTGTTGCAGTTTCAACATCAGGAAACAATGCTGCATTATCCACTAACGGTGGAGCAACTTGGTCAGCAATTAACTTTCCAGCAGCAGGTGACTCAACAATAAACCAGTGGACAAGTGTTACTTACGGTAAAGGACAGTTTGTTGCAATTGCACAAAGTAATAACTTAGCAGCAGTAGGTACATGGAACGGTTCAACTATTAGTTGGACTACTTACATTATGGATGTTATTGCAGACAGTTCGCAAAGAGACTGGAAACGTGTTGCTTATGGTAACAACAGATATGTTGCAATAGCAGACACAGGCGAAATTGGTTATTCATTCGATGGACAAACTTGGTATCCTGCAACAACACCATTGTTAGACGGCTCAACATTATTACAATGGAATGATTTAAAGTATGGTCAAGGTGTGTTTATGGCACTTTACGATACAGCAGGTAGAGCAATTGCAGGCGATGCAACAACAGGACCTGTACAATACATTTACACATCAGAAGATGGAATACATTGGCAAGAAAGAGACCTAGAAGGAACAGGTAACTGGAACAGATGTGCGTTTGGTAATCCAGATGCAGATCCTACAGACGGTGTTGATAACAGAAAAGGTAGATGGGTAATACTTGATAGAGATGTTAAATTTGCTCACAAGGTTGTTTACACAGGTAAACAAATTAAAGGTAGAGCAGATGTAGCTGCTGGTTCAATCGGAGTTGTAAAACTTTGGGATCCAGGTTCAGGTTATGATCCTGTTAATACTCCTGTTGGTTACACAGTTATTGATCCTAACAACACAGGTGAACTTGAACTTGATATGACAAGATTTGCAGACGGCGTATTAGCACAACCAAGTTGGACTAATAGAGGTAATGCATATAAAACAAGTACAACTACTGTAACAGTTACAGGTGATGGTTTTGCAGATATTATTCCAGTAGGTAAGTTTGTAACAGTTTCCGGAATGCCAGTTGTTATTGGCCCAGGTGCACAGTTAAGACTTAATGGTAACCCAGAACTTTACACTGTTGTTGTTATTGAACAAGAAAGTGTTGATACTGGTGGAACATTTACACTAAGATTTAGAGTAAGTCCTGAACTTAAAATTGAGGACGATCCTACAACAAATCACGGTAATGGTGTAACAATTAATACAAGATATTCACAATGTAGAATTTCAAACCACGACTTCCTGGATATTGGTACAGGTAACTTTACACAAACCAATTATCCAGCATTGTACGCACAGAATTATATTTCTTATCCAGAAAATGAAGTGCAAGAAATAAACGGTGGTAGGGTGTTCTACTCAAGTACAGACCAATCAGGTAACTTTAGGGTTGGTGAATTGTTTGCTGTTGAACAGGCTACTGGTATTGTTACTATTAGTGCTGACTTCTTCGACTTAGCAGGTCTTACAGAACTTGCACTAGGTGGTATTAGAGTTGGTGGTACTGGTACAATTATTAGAGAGTTCTCAACAGATCCTCTGTTTATTGCGGATTCAAATAATATTATCCCTACACAGAGAGCAATCAAAGCGTACTTAACAAACAGACTTAACGTTGGTGGAGCGGACTTGCTAACAGCGAGCTTTATTGCAGGTACAGTTAAGATTGGTCCTGACGAAATTGGTAATACAGCAGGACAAGCAGTGAACGTCCCAGTGATGTTCGAATTACAAGGCCCGAAAGCGGGAATTGGTGGAAGTTATCTAGCCCAGGCTTTATTTTATCGAAGCTTTGAGCATAGAGGTATTAGGACTGACTAACATGGCACTAATATTAGAAGATAACAAATTAATGGTAAATACAATGGAACACTACGGAGTAGATAAACATGGCAGAGTTTAAATTAGGTAGAATTAGATTTGTTTGGAAGGGCGATTGGTCCGCTCCAACAGTCTACTACAAAGATGATGTAGTAAGATATGGCGGTAAAACGTATATCTGTACTACTGGACATACAAGCGATTCAGATTTTTATGTAGACTTGAACGTAAGTCCTTCAAGATGGAACCAAATGACAGATGGTCAGGACTGGAAGGGCGACTGGGCTACATCAACATATTACAAAACAAACGACTTAGTTAAGTACGGTGGACAGATTTATATTTGTTCTACTCCGCATACATCTGCCGCTACTGCTTCATTAGGTTTAGAAAACGACTTAGGAAAGTGGACTGCTTTTGCAGAAGGATTTGACTGGAAAAGCGATTGGAACGTTTCTATAAGATATAAAATTAACGATTTAGTTAGATACGGTGCAACAACTTATGTTTGTAACGAAGGTCATACATCTGCTGCTACTGCCAGCGACGGATTAGAAAATGATCAATCTAAATGGGATATCTTTAATCAAGGACTAGAATACAAAGGTGCTTGGACAGGTAACACAAGATACAAATATAACGATATTGTTAAGCAAGGTGCTGGTACATATATTTGTACTACACAGCATACTTCAAATGCATCAGACTTTACAGCAGACTCATCAAACTGGTCACAGTTTATTGAAGGCTTTGAATATGAAAATGCTTGGAGTAATTCAACAGTATACCAACCAGGTGATGTTGTATCATACGGTGGTAACCAATACGTAGCAAAAGTATATCACACAGGTTCAACTAATCCTTCAACTGATACTACAAACTTTGCATTATTTGGTAAAGGTTTTGACTTCCAAAATAATTGGAGCAACGCAACAGATTATAAAGTTGGACAAGTTGTAGCAGTTAATGGTCAGTCATATGTTGCTACAGTTGATTCACCAAGCAACGACTTTACAATATCAGAATCAAGTAACACAACAAACAAATTTACAACAGCATCCACAACTGGAATGGCAGTTGGTATGTCAGTATACTTTAGCGGTGCTGTTTATGGTAACGTTAACGAAGGTGCAACATACTACATTAAAACAGTTGATGATGCAACAACATTTACAATTTCAATTGCACATGGTGGAACGGTATTTACACCAGCATTAGGTACAGGTTCAATGACTGCAAGAGTTGCAGCTCATCCAATTGAACCTAACTACTGGAGCAAACTGTCAAGTGGTTTTTACTGGGCAGGTACATGGCAAGATGATTACGAATATGAAGTAGGCGATTGTGTTAAGTTCGGCGACAACGCATACGTTTGTATTAGCAAACATAGATCAGAAGGCGATGACGGATCAACAATTGGTGCAGCTGGTGGTGGAGCAGACAACAGTCGTCCAGACCAAGACACAACAGGTACTTACTGGAACCAAATGATTACAGGTAGTGAAACTTCACTACTAACAACAAAAGGTGATTTGGTTTACTACGGTGGTGCTGGTGTTGCTAGACTTCCAATTGGTGTAGAAGGACAAGTTTTACAAGCTGGAGCAAATTATCCAGAATGGCGTTCAATGGGCGCAAACGATTATGTTTACTATGTGGCAACACACGGTAAAGATGCTCCGTATCCAGTACATGGTGCAACTATTGATAAACCATTTAAAACAATTAGATATGCTTGTGAAGCAGTATTGCACGGACCAAGACATCCAGAAGCAAGACACTTGCTTGAAATGAACAGAGCGTTTGTACAACGTGAAGTTACAGAATGGATTACATATCAAATTGCAAATGCTGCAAGTGGTAGCATTTGGGAAAACTTTGATTACGAAGATGATCGTTGTGAAAGAGACGTTGGACTAGTATTAGATGCTATGATCTATGACATGTGTCATGGTGGTAACAAGAGATCAAGAGGTGCTGCAAATGCATTTGTTGGAGCTCTTTACGAAGCACCTTACAACACAGGTCCATACTCAAACTTAGCAACAGAAGCAGCAAACTCAGCAGAAGCATATGCATATATGTCAACATTGGTTGATCATGTATTAGCACAAACTGATCCAGCAGTAAATTATCAAACTACAAACGGTGATAATTCAACTGCTATTGTTTCACAATTTAAAACATCAACATTGATTGCAGAAGCAAGTTCAAACACTGTACTTGCAGCAAACTTAAAAATCATTACTGATGCAATTGCAGCAGGTAATGCAGATAACATTCCTGCAAGATATGTTCCACAGAACACTATTAAAATTAAAACAGGACAGTATAGAGAAATTGGACCAATTATTGTTCCAGAAAATACTGTTGTGCTTGGTGATGAAGTTAGATCTACAAACGTTGGACCTTCAGGACCAATTACAGATAAAACTGATGCACGTTATACAATGAATGCTTTAGGACACTTAGAGCCAATCATTGGTGATATTATTAAAGGTGCAAGTGTTACTAAAACAACAGGCAATGCTTACTCACAAGATATTGCTGTTCCTTTTGCTGACACAGTAGAAGAAACACACGTTGAGCGTTTAGTTAGAACAATGCAACAAAACATCGACTTTAGAGTTGGTGAATTTGAATTAAGAAACAGTGCTGATCCTACAGGATATAACAGCTCATTCTTAAGCGGATACGGTGATGCAAGAGCTAGACTTAGAGAAAACAAACATTTCTTTAAAGAAGAATTAATTGCATTTATTGCTGCTAACTACCCGAATGTAAAATACAGCAAAATGAAATGTCGTCAAGATGTAGGTTACATTGTTGACTCTATTTGTTATGACTTAACATACGGTGGTAAGAGCCAATCAAGAATTGCTGCTATGGCATACTATGATGGTGCAGCAGGTGCATTACAAATTGACAGCACAGAAACAGCAGCAACTATTGCAGCGTACAATAAATTAAAAGCAATAATGCAAGATGCTGCAACTAATACTACTATTACAGCATTACAAAGTGTTGTTCCACAAATAAGAGGAACAGCAGGTAGCGCAGGTGCTTCAACATTTATTGGTACTTCGATTGATATTATTACAGCAGTAATTGCTGATGTTAACGATCAACCAAACGTTACAATTACAGCAGCATCAAGTAATACACTTACTGCTACAAATCACGGATTAGAAGTTGGTGACGCAATTGTAATGAGAGCTACGCACGGTACAGGTAGCGGAGCATTACACAAAACACGTAAGTATTGGGTTAAAACTGCTCCAAATGCAAACACATTTACATTGTCTGCAACATTTGGTGGTAGTACACAAACAGTTACAGACGGATCAAGTTTAACAGTTGTAGCAAACGCTATAAACTATCCTACACTAACGAACGGTGTAACTAGTACAACTGCATTGATCACCGCTGTAGAGACCTTAGACGCAGCGCAAGAGACCGTTGTAACGGGAGTTATCAACCACTTAAATCCAACTAATTACCATACTGACTTTACAGTACAGGCTGTTCCTAGCACAACTAGAATTGAAAGTTATGTTGGAACAAGTGCATATGCACACACATATGTAAGTGGTGGTATTGTTACTAAAGGTGACGGAACAGTATTAAACATTACAGCAGTTACATATAATAACAGCACAGGTGTAATGGATATTACTGTTGATGCAGTACACGGATTAGCAATTGAAGATACTTACACACTAGCAAATATTGTGTTTAGTTGTAACTCTCCAAGCGGAGCAGATGTTGTATATCCAGGTGCTACTAAAACAGATGGCACTACACCAAAAGTATTATACAACCAAAGCAAATGTTTACGTGATACAAGATTAATTATGGAAGCAGTTATGTTTGACGTTGCTACAAATAGTAACGAGCAAACAATGAGAGCTGCACTTTCATACTTGAGATCAACAGCAAAAGATGTTTATGACTTAGATCAGAAAGCAACTACAAGAAGTGCTTTTGAATATGTAAGAACACAAGCTATTGCAAATGTAGGCGGAGACGCTACAGCAATTGCACGTATCAACACACTAATGAAACACTTAGACGATGTTGTGTACAGTGGTTCAAATGAAGGATCACCTTGTATTACTGAAGTAAGAAATGCACATCATGCTATGTTACAGATTGAAAGAAACAGAAACTTTATTGTTGCTGAATCTACTGCATGGGTACAAGACACGTACAAAGATACTGCAACTGCAACAGCAGCATCAGATGACGCTGTAACAATTAGTGATACTAGTTGGTTAAGAATTGGTACTGCAATTAAAGTTAGCGGAACAATATTAAGTGCTCCAGCAACAGTAGGCGGAAATGGTTTTGAAACAGGTGTAACTTACTATGTAAACAAAATTATTTCAGGCACTAAATTTACAGTTGCAAAAACTAGAAACGATTCGACACCAATGTCAATTGATGATGACACAGGATCAATGACTGTTATGCTTGATTACAGCAGTGAGAAATGTGAAAGAGATATGAATAGAATACTTGACGCACTCAAGTATGATATACAATATCACGGTAACTACAAATCATTAATGGCTGCAAGATACTACGGTAACGCAGTACATGGTGTAAGAGATGGCGAAGACTTCTACTACGTAAGAAATGGTACAGGTGTTAGAAACCAAACTCTTGCAAACATGGCAGGTGACTTACTTGCTCCAAATGCATTAGGAACTTCAAGAGTTTCAGGTGGTGCTTATGTATCACTTGATCCAGGATATGGACCAGATGATTTCTCAACATGGATTATTGAACGTTCACCATACGTACAAAACGTAACAACACTTGGTGCTGGTGCAATTGGTCAAAAGATTGATGGCGCACTACACAACGGTGGTAACGATTCGATTGTTAGTAACGACTTTACACAGGTTATATCAGACGGTATTGGTGCTTGGGTAACAAACAATGGTAGAGCAGAGCTTGTATCAGTGTTTACATATTACTCACACGTAGGTTACTTGTCAGAAAACGGTGGTAGAATTAGAGGTACAAACGGTAACAACTCTTACGGTGACTTTGGTTCAGTAGCAGAAGGATTTGATTCGACTGAAACTCCAAACACTGCAATTGTTGATAACAAATTCCAATTTGAAGCAACAGTTGGAAGTGTACAAACTGATAACGCACAAGAAGTTTACGCATTTGAATTTAATAATGCTGGTAACGAATACACTAACGCAAGTTGGTTAATTTCAGGTGCTGGTACAGGTGCAACAGCAGAGCCAGATGAATTTAGAGATGGCGGTGTACACCAAATTTTCCTACAAGATAACGTAGACGATAGTACTAATGCTCCAGAAGCAGATGGTAACTTCGGTGGATTTGGTTATATTACTAACTCAAACACTGCACAGGCTGGTTCTTCAACAAGCATTACACTTGCTGCAACAGACGCAGAGATTAGTTCAGCATACCTTGGTATGAGAGTTAATGTTACAGGTGGTGCTGGTGTTGGACAGTACGGTATTATTGCTTCATATAACAGTGGTACTAAAATTGCAGGAGTTACTAAAGAGTCAACAGGCGCAGCTGGATTTGATCACATTGTAGCTGGTACAGCAATTGTTGCTCCGGATGCTTCATCAACATACACAGTTGAACCAAGAGCGGTATTTAGTGCTCCAACTGATAGTTCAGAAGGTGTAACACTTCCTACAAGTGGTGCATGGCAAGATGTATTGCATGGCGGACGCACAGGAGTTTACTTACCAAGTGCAACATATAATAACAGTGGTGGTTCAGGTGCTAGTTTCCAAGTTGTTAAAAACGGTGGAAAATACATTACAACAATTGTAAGTGGCGGAACAAAATATACACGTTACGATACATTTACTATTGCTGGTAACAATGTAGGCGGCGCAGCAACCACAAACGATATTACAGTAACAGTTGTGTCAGTAGATGCTAACGGTGTAATTTTAGAAATTGAAACAGCAGGACAAGCTCAAGAAGGTGTATGGGTAGCTGTTAAATCAAGTGCAGCAGCAGGTGCTTACAGTACCGATGGTAAAACTTGGACAGCAAACGTTATGCCAAATGCTAACTGGACATCAATAGCACACGGAATGATCGACGATGGATCAACTGTAGCATTGCAAAGTAGATTTGTTGCAGTAGCAACAGGTAGTGCAACAGCAGCATACTCCGATGACGGTGTTACATGGTCAACTGCTACTATGCCATCAAGTGGAACATGGACTGATGTTACATATGGCGAAGGCAAGTTTGTTGCAGTACAAGCAGGATCAGCTACAGTTGCTATTTCATTAGATGGTGTTGAGTGGGATATTACAGGAACACTTAACAACACTGGACATACAAGAATTGTATACGGTAAAGGATTGTTTGTAGCAATTAAACCAAGTTCAAATACAGTTGAATATTCAACTGACGCTGTAACTTGGACAGCATCAACACTTCCAGCAAGTAGTGCTTGGACAGATGTTTCATGGGGTAACGGACACTTTGTTGCAGTTGCAAGTGATACAAACACAGGTGCTATGTCGTTAGATGGCGCAACATGGGTAGCGATGCCAATGGGTGCTCCAGACTCAACAGCAGTTTCAGGATTGCAAAGAGTTGAATACGGACAAGGGCAGTTTGTTGCTACAGCATATATTGATGGACTAGACGGCTTTAACGATGTTGCTACATCGCAAGACGGATTTAACTGGACATGGAAATCACTAGAAGGTGTAACTGGAGACCAAGTAGGTGAAGGTTACCAAGCATGTGGATTTGGTGTATCAGATAGAAAAGGTTACTGGGTAACAATACCAGTTGTATCAGGAGCAATTGCTTCAAGATCAAGACTAGGTGTTACTGCTAGAGCAAGAACATTTGTTGCACAGAACAAGATCTTTTCAGTTAGAATATTAGAGCCTGGATCAGGATACGATAGTGTTCCAACACTAACAATTACTGACCCAAGTGAAATTTACGCTGTACCATTTGTAGTTAGAATTGGTAATGGTGTGTTAGCTAACCCAACATTTATTAGCAGAGGAACTGGATATGTTTCAGCTTCCGCTGACTTAGTAGGTGGTGATGGATTTGCTGACTTCTTCCAAAGCGGTACGTTCATTGCTGTTAGACAACTTACAGATATTCCGGTAACAGGATCAAATGTTGTGTTTGGACATTTACCAAATGAAACATTTAAACTTGTTAACATTGTAACACAACTTGGTACAAACCCAGGTGCGTACACATGTTTCTTACAAATATCACCGGACATGAAAGTTATTAATGTTCCTGCACACGGTACTAGTGTAACAACTAGAATTAAGTACTCGCAGGTACGTTTAACAGGACACGACTTCCTAGATATTGGTACAGGTAACTTTACTGAAACCAACTATCCAGGACTTCCAACACAAGATCCAATACAAGCTAACGAAACTAGGGAACGTGCTGGTGGTAGAGTATTCTACACAGCAACTGACCAAGATGGTAACTTTAGAGTTGGTGGATTGTTTAGTGTTGAACAGTCAACTGGTGTTGCAACATTGAATGCTGATGCATTTAACATTGCAGGACTACAAGAACTTACACTTGGTGAAGTTACGCTAGGTGGAGGATCTGCTTCAATTGAAGAATTTAGTACAGACCCATTCTTCACAGCAGATAGTGATAGTGTTGTACCAACACAAAGAGCTATTAAGGCTTACATCAGTTCACAAATTGGTGGCGGTGGTGCATCACTTAACGTAAATAGTGTTACAGCAGGTGCAATTTATATTGCTGGAACACAAATAACTACAACTACACAAGCGCCAATTCAAGTTAATGCTAACATGAATTTCAAAGGTGGAGTTAGAGGACTACCAATTGCTTGGTCGTACTTCTTAAACTAGAAATATATAAACGGAGAAAAAGAAAATGGCAACAGGAATTTTAGGGACAGCAGACCTTGCAGCGGCTACTGATACTACCCTATACACAGTACCTGCAGATCACTTTAGCGTAGTAACGGTAAATATCTGTAATAGGTCTTCAAGTGCTGCAACAGTAAGGATAGCAGTTAGTTCATCTGGAACACCAGCAGACGCAGATTATATTGAATATGATTCTCAAATTTCTGCAAACGGTGTACTAGAAAGAACAGGTATAGTGCTTGACGCATCTAAGGTCGTTGTTGTAAGATCAAACGCAATTAACGTATCAGCTGTGTGCTTAGGTATTGAAACTTCAACAGCATAAGGAGAGATAAACATGGGAAGAATAGTAGGACAAGGACTTAACGATCAGCCAGTTATTGCATCTGGCACTACTGCTCAACGCCCTCCTAGTGCTAACTCTGGTGCTTTATATTATAATACTTCTAAAAATATTTTAGAAATTTATAACCATAACGCGGTACAATGGCACGTAGTTGGAGAATTACCGAGAGTAGTAATTACATCTGCAACAGCAGCTATGTCAAATACATTCTATATTGTTAACAGTGCAGGCGGACCAGTTACGGTAACATTACCGGGTTCTCCAGTCGAAGGTGATACAGTTAAGTTTCAAGATTACTCAGGAACATTTGGTAGTAATAACTTAACAGTTGGAGCCAACGGTAAAAAAATTATGCGTACAAGCGACAATATGACTGTAAGTACTAATGGTGCATCATTTACACTAGAGTACACTGACGAAGCAAGTGGTTGGTTAGTAGCATCAATTTAACAGGAGCATAGAAGAAAATGGCATTTGATTATCAAAGTTTGAAAAAAGTTACAGGGGCTGCAATTGTGGACGGTAGTCTAGCTCAGGCAGACTTAGCGAATACAACTGTAACAGGAACAAACATTGCTACCGGAGCCGTTGGGTCTGACGAAATGGCAACAGGTGCTGTTGATCTTGGAAGTGCTAAAGCAACAGGTGCATTATCAGTTGCACAAGGTGGTCTAGGTATTAACAGTGGTAGCGGAGCATATAGAGCTGTAAGAAGCACAGGCTCAGCACTAACTACTGATCAACATGGTATTGCAAGTATGAATGTTTATACAGGTAATAGTACATGGAGTAGACCAAGTGGTGTACGATACATTAGAGTACAAGTACAAGGTGCTGGTGGTGGCGGAAGCGGCCACGGAGAAGGTGGTGCTGCTGGCGGATATGCAGAAAAATTTATTGATGTAACAGGAATTAGTTCAGTTTCAGTTAGCATTGGTGGTGGAGGTGGTGGTACATACTACTCCGGTGCTGGTGGTAATGGTAATGGTTCTAGTTTTGGTCCATATGTAAGTGCAAGTGGTGGACACGGAGCAAACAGACAAAACCAACACAGTGGTGGAGTTAGCGGAAATGGATCAGGTGGTAACTTGAATATCCATACAGGTGGCGGATTTAGTCACCACGCTTATAGTGCTCAGAGTACAGCAAACACATACTTTGGTGGAGGTGCTCCAGGTAATCACCCACAAGGTGGACACTTTGCACACAATCATCAAAATCATTGTACACAAGGTTCAGGCGGAGCAGGAGCTCACTTCCATGGACATAGGGGTTCAGATGGTAGACCTGGCATGATTATTGTGACTAACTACTATTAAGGAGTATGAGAGAGAATGGCATTTAATTATCAAACACTGAAAAATTTAACAAATACCTCCTTAGATGGTGCTACAGTTACTGGTGCAGATTTAGGCACAGATTCAGTTACAAATGCAAAATTAGCGAACGGTGCTATTACTAGTGATAAGATGGCAGCTGGTGCTGTTAACTTAGGCGGTAGTGTAGTTTCTGGTACAGCGGCATTTAATAAAGGTGGTACAGGACAAACTAGTGTTGGTGGAGCATACCAAGCACTAACAATGAATTCAAGTAATAACAACTTAACCTTTACACCAACAGGTATTAGAGGTATGAGTGTTTATACAAGTACAGGTACTTGGAACAAACCAAGTGGCGTACGATATATTTTAGTACAAGTACAAGCCGGAGGCGGCGGTGGTTCAGGACATGGTGAATCAGGAGCAGCAGGTGGATATTCAGAAAGAGTACTTGACGTAACAAGTATTAGCTCAGTGAGCTGTAATGTTGGCGGTGGAGGTGGTGGTACATACTACTCTGGTGCTGCCGGTAACGGAAGTGGATCAAGTTTTGGTCCATACTTATCAGCTGGTGGCGGACACGGTGCTAATAGACATAATCAACATAATGGCGGATTACCTGGTGTTGGATCAGGTGGTAACCTAAACATCTATTGTGGTGCAGGCGGAAGTCACGAACAACGTTCAGCAGGAATGGGTGGTGCTAGTTTCTTTGGTGGACCAGGTCCATCAGGACACCCACAAGGTGGACACTTTGCACATAACCACCAAGGACATAGTTCACCAGGAACAGGTGGAACATCAGGATACTTTAGTGGACACAGAGGTGCTGACGGTAGACCGGGAATCATAATTGTAACGGAGTTCTATTAAAATGGCATTTAACTATCAAACACTAAAGCAGTACACAGGTGATGCATTTATTGATGCAACTCTAACAGGATCAAAGATAGCAGCAGGCGCAGTTGCAGCAGACGACATTGCATCAGGTGCTGTTGATGCAAACAAATTAGCAGACGGTGCAGTTAACTTAGGTTCAAATGTAGTTACAGGTACAGTTCCAGTAAGTGGAGGTGGTACAGGACTTACAAGTGTTGGAGGAAATAATACTATTCTTTCTGCAAACTCTTCAGGTAACGCATTAGAATATAGAAACGAAGGTTTCTCAGGTATTCAAGTTTTTACAGGTAACGGTACTTGGAACAGACCAAGTGGCGTAAGATACATTAGAGTTAAACTAGTTGGCGGAGGCGGTGGCGCAAGTGGTCACGGAGAGTCAGGCGGCGCTGGTGGATACTCAGAAAGAATAATGGATGTAACAGGAATCAGCTCAGTTGGTATTACAATTGGTGGCGGTGGCGGAGGTACTTATTACTCTGGTGCTGGTGGTAATGGTAACACAACTAGTTTTGGGCCTTATATGTCAGCAGGCGGTGGACATGGGGCTAACAGACAAAACCAACACTCAGGTGGTGTAAGTGGAAACGGTAATGGCGGAAACTTAAATATTCACCAAGGTGGAGGTGGTTGTCATCACCACTCGTTTGGTCCAGGTGGATCAACATATTTCGGTGGTGCAGCACCGTCAGGGCATCCACAGGGTGGACACTTTGCACACAATCATCAAGGACACAGTGCGCCGGGTACAGGTGGTACAGGCGGGTATTTCCATGGACATAGAGGTTCAGACGGAAGACCAGGTATTGTAGTCGTTGAGGAATATAAGTAATAAATAAAAGACAATAGGAGTATATTAAACCATGAAAAAAGCACTTATAGGATATCAAGGTTGGGTTCAAGACATTAGAGAGCCCGGCGAAGAATTTGAAATCTACAATGGTCCTGACGCATCAATCCAGTGGGTAGATGCTCCAGATGAGATCACTTTAGATTGGACATTAGAATGGTCCCCACAACAACAGCAAATGATTTGGGTAGAAAGAGACGGCCCATACACACAAGATTCAGAAGCACGTAGAGTTGCTTATGGTGAAGTTGGTGAACAGTTAGATATGATTTTCCACGAAGTTCAAGAATCAGGAAGTATTTCTGCTTCAGGACCGTGGGCATCACACATTTCTACAGTAAAATCAATGATTCCAGCACCAGCAGCACCAGAACTAATCACTGAAGAAGAAGCAATGGTTAGAAGAAATACTACAGAACCAAGCGAAAATAAGCCATGTAATTCAAGCACTTCGGACTTACCAGCTTGGAAAAGATACAGCGGTTGGACTGATAAATCAAACGATCCAGTTCCAGGCATTAACCAGTAAAAACGTAAGTATACTCCAAATATTAAAAGGCTCTTCGGAGCCTTTTTTTATTTCTGCCCTCTCTACCATAGGATAAATAATAGTAGTATATTATAAAATACACCAAAGGAAAAGATATGAAAATTAAAACAGTAACAATTGTTGGAGGCGGCTCTTCCGGTTGGATGACAGCAGCAGCACTTTCTAAATGTTGCCCACACTTAGATATTACATTAATTGAATCTAAAACAATTGGCACAGTTGGCGTAGGTGAAAGTACATTAGGACATATTAATAGATATCTTCAAATGCTTGATCTTAAAGATGAAGATTGGATGCCAGCATGTAACGCAACATATAAAAACTCAATTCAATTTACAAACTTTAGAGAAAATAAAGGCGAAGTATTTCAATATCCGTTTAGTGATGGATTCGATTATACTGATAAGCCAGGTGGCATGGAAAACTGGAGACAGTTAGCAGCACTAAAACCTGAACAATATACTCCAGAAGAATTTGCAAGATTCTTTTGTACAGGTAATACATTACTTGCTGAACAAAACAAGCAAACTAAAAACGAAGATGGTGTTTTAAGAAACTTTAATTTTGATTGGGATACTGCATATCATTTAGATGCAGCAGCATTTGGTCAATACTTAAAAGATAAAATTGCTATTCCTAACGGTGTAAAACATATGTATGGCGAAGTACATTCCCATATGAAAGACAATACAAACAGTTATGTTACACAAGTATTATGTGCAGACGGAACTAAGTTAAACAGTGACTTGTATATTGATTGTACAGGTTTTGCATCTATTATGCTAGAAGGTTGGATGGGTTCACACTTTATGAACTTTGAAAAACACTTAGCAAATGATAGAGCATGGGCATGTAGATTACCTTATACTGATAGAGAAAAACAAATGCACAACGTAACTGATTGCCATGCACTTGGTAATGGTTGGGTATGGAACATTCCTTTATGGAATAGAATTGGTACAGGCTATGTTTACTCATCAAGGTTTACAACACCAGAAAAAGCTCAAGTAGAGTTTAGAAAACATCTTGCAGAAGCACATACACCAGAAATTGCTGAAGCAGCAGAAATGTTTGAAGTTAAAATTAAACATGGTTATAGACATAGAGCATGGAAAGGTAATGTAGTAGGTGTAGGACTTAGTTACGGATTTGTTGAGCCATTAGAATCAACAGGACTGTTAACTACACACGAAAATATTATTAAACTAGTTGATATATTAAACACAAGAGACGGCCATGTAACTAGAACTGAACGAGAAGGCTTTAACTTTTCTTGTGAATATGATGTTAAAAAGTTTAGAGACTTTGTATCACAACACTATGCATTCTCTATGAGAGAAGACACTCCATACTGGAGATGGTGTACTGAAATAAATGAATATGATCCGCTTATGCATTCAGATGAAATGCAAAAACATTCACAGTATGTTGCTATGATTGGTAACATTGTAGGCGGACATGCGTACGATGAAACATATACAGGAAATTGTTTTATTACAGCGGGAATGGGCATTAGAGCGACTGCTACACCTGAGTTAGTTTTACGAGGATCTAGTCGTAGATTCGAAGTAGATATACAAGAGGAAATAGGTGCAGTTGATCGCATGTATCAACAGTATAAAAATTTTGTATTAGATCATCTAGAGAATCTACCTAGTCATTATGAGTACTTAAAAGAAAACATATATGGCGGGAAAGATGATTACGAGCTTGATTAAAAAGTTTTTTAATAAGCAAAAGCCACACTTGCGGTTCTATAGTCTGTATCCTGGAGTTGCAGATGTTTATCCTATTTTTCAAGCATCTAAATTACCAAGAAACTTTACAAAAAATCAACCCCCTCCGCAAGTTGAAAGACTAGAAGCTAACGTTGCTAAGTGTCCTGGAATACGAAAAGTTGCTATGACAGGATGGATAGTACCAGCACCAGCAGACTTTATTATTAGAACAAATGGTGACGGTGTTAGTTTTGAATGGCGCGAACCGATTAAGTTTGACAAAGAAATGCCAGGTACTGAATCATATATTATGATGCATACTGAAAGTCAAACTGTACCTGTGCTTGATGATGTTGAAAACACATTAAGGACAACAGTAAAAGTAGAAACTCCTTGGAGAGTTGAAGCTTCAGACGATATTGTATTGTTACAATTACCACTTACATATGCTAATGAGCCTAGGTTTACATCAGCACATGGTATACTAGATCCAATGCAATCACACGTAATAAACTTACAACTGTTCTGGAATGTTTTAGAAGGAGAAACATTAATTAGAGCAGGAACGCCATTAGCTCAGTACATTCCTATTAAAAGAAGTGAACTGAATTATAGTGCGTACGATTATTCAGTTGCATCACAACCAACTGAAGTTGACATACAGAGAGAAAAAGCATATAATTATGCTGCAAACTGCTCGTTGCTAGATAAAGACACTTTAGCATCAAGATTAAAAAGGGCAAAGGCAGTCTTAACTAAGTATAAACACAAAGGATGATTACAATGACAGAAAAAAATAGAAATGTTGTCACTAAGTTGGAAGCTGTAAAAGCTCAACTTCAAGCTGACATGACTAAAAGCAACGAAGAACTTGCCAAATTAGAAGAAGAATTTGCTGATTTAAAATTAAATCCGTATGGTATTACTTCTATTGACTTTGCAAAGAGACAAGAACTTTCAACTGATGTTCTAAAGATGGAAGGCACACTTATGGGTTTAGATTTAGCGATTGAAACCTATGAGGAAGAACATGGTAAGTCCGACTAATGAGGGAGGCATACACCTCTTTCCGCCTACAATTTGGAAATACAGTTATAACTTTCCATATGACGAAATAGAACAATCAATAGAAGAAGTTTTTGATTCAGTTGAGAGAAATTCTAGTTTAGAAAAAGGCGCCGCCCTATCTACTGTAACTTTGCCTGAAAGACAGCAGCCCCACACTTGGGAAGAACTTGCTGAATTTCACCATTGGCTAGGCACTAAGTTAACAGGAATAAAAGAAGAATTAAATTTTTACGAAAGACAGTCATCGGTTATCGGTTCTTGGTTTAATAGACATTACAAGACAGGATATACTGAAGAGCATTGTCACAACTATAGTACGTTTGTAGCAAGTTGCTATATCAAATGCCCACCCGATAGCGGCAATATTGTTTTTAGAAATCCTTTAGAATATCACTTCACAAACTTTCCTATAGTAAACGAAACACAAACATTGCAAGAAGTGCAATGTAAAACAGGAGATGTTATTATTTTTCCTAGTTGGTTAAAACACTTTGTTACAGAAAACAAAACAGACCAAGAAAGAATTGTAATGACTATTAATATTAAATAATGGACTTTAAAATTTGTTATCCAGATGCAAACACTATCGATAGTGTTATAAAGGTAAAGTCCTTAGAGGACTTTAAAGCCGAGTACTTTGACTTAGGTGAAGGTATTGGATATTGGATTGCTGATAATCCTTTTTATGATGACGGCTTTAATTTTTTTAAAGGCTTAGTAAAGTCTTTTCCTATTGTAAAAGATAACAATGCAGAAGGTAATTTAGATCCTAATCCATTTGATACAATACATTTACCAGACTGGACATATAAAAATATATGTTTCTTATTGCGTGATTTTTATTTAAAAAATGTAGAAAGCAATATGTTTGATCCGCAAATACATGAATGGGGTAATGTATATTATAAAGAAAGAGCTAAACCTATTAGTTGCTGGCGAATTCCGCATGTTGATTATCCTAAAGGTTTAGTAGGTAATTTATGGTTTACAGGACACGACTTAGTAGATTCTTGTACAAAACTTTACAAGTACGAAGGAACTGTAAAAGATAGTCTATACGATTTTCAAACAGATAAAGATCATCCTATGTATGAGCGTTGGTCACAAATTGCAGATAAACCACAAAGAGCAGATGCTTGGTTCAATATGTCAGACGAAGAATTAGCACAATGGGGATTTAAGTATATGGGATCAGCGCCATCAGTAGAAGGCAAAATGACAATGTATAGAGCAGATATTAGTCATGCAGCAGTTATTTCATCTAACGTAGATTTTAGATGGAGTCATACATTTGCATTTTCAGATGATTTTCCTCCTGAAGTTAGAATGGGCGACTTGGAGTTAAGGTTATGATGAATATGGATATGTTCTTTCCTACTCCAGTTTGGTGGGAGCAAACAGAACTAGACAATACAGACATGCTAAAACTTTGTTATCAACTGCACAAAGAAGATGACAATGGAAGAGTACTAAGTAATCAAGGAGGCTGGCAATCAAAAGATTTTAGGCCTGATGCATACGATTCAATGAAACCATTACACGATGCAATTATGCAACAAGTAAATCAGTGTATTAGAGATTACGGTTATTACGAAGAATATTGTTATCCTATAATGGAAAACTTTTGGTTTAATATTAACAGGCAAGGTAATACTAATTCAGTACATATACACGATAATAGTTTTATATCTGGTGTGTACTATGTAAGTGCAAAGCCAGGACAGGGTAATTTAAATGTTTACAAAAATCATATGCAAGATTTTATTATTGCATCAGCAGCACCAATGAAAAACTATACACCTATTAGTGCAGCAGCAATTGCTTATGAACCAGTATCAAGTAAATTAATATTGTTTCCGGGTTGGTTACCGCATGGTGTTGAAAGAAATACAACAGAAGAAGATAGAGTAAGTGTATCTTTTAATGTTAAATTAATAAGGACAGATGATGAACGACTTCAGCAGAAGAATACTTAGCGAAACAAACTTAGCGTTTGAAGATAAGCCACACTTCTTTAAGAAGTTGCTTGACAATCCTAGCGAATTGGTTACTTGGCAAGATATTGAACAGCACACAAATAAAACAGAACGTTATAACTTTGAACTTATAAGTCCAGATAGCAGTAAAATTGAAATACCTGTTAGTAGAAAAAATTGGATTTATGATAGAGGTGTGCAAGATAAAGGTTTTATATTTGATAAAGTAAATGCTGGTTACGGATTAATCTGTTTAGATTACGGATTTCATAATCAAAAAACAATGGATTTTTTAAACGTATTTGAAAATATGTTTAGTATACATGCTGCAATACATGTGTATTGTGGGCTAAAAGATTCTAAGTCTTTTACAATACATGATGATTATCCTTGTAATTTTATTATTCAAGCAGAAGGAAAAACTAGATGGAAAGTGTATAAAAATAAAATTTCTTACATGCATAGAACAGGATTAATGAATGGTAAGTTACAAGATAAAGACATGGAAGTAGATATTGACGTAGAATTAGAACCGGGAGATGCATTATATATCCCCTCAAGACAGTATCATTGTGCATATCCTAAAGGCAAACGAATATCTCTAAGTATTCCATGCTGGCAGAAACTGCCAACAGAGCCAATGGAAAATGCAGTAGATAGAAATTATTATAGGATCAACAATGTTTAAACCGATTGAAATAGAAAATGTAATTGAAAAAGATTACCAAAAACAAATATTTGATGTAGTGACTGATATTACTTTTGATTGGCATTTTATGGAAGATACAACATTTGAAAAGAAGGATACTCTTAATACATCTACACCTAGTTTTGCAAATCTAGTATATCATCCTAACAATAAAGAAAATCCAGGATTAGAATTTTTTACTCCGTTGTTACAGAATACTTGTGCAAAAGCAGGTTTAGAACTAGACCAACTGTTACGTATGCGCTTAGGCTTTTTACTTAATACAAAGTATATGATGCCGCATGTAAGATATCAACATAACACACCGCATGTAGATTTTGAAGTAGATCATTATACTGCATGTTACTATGTTAATGAGTGTGATGGTGAAACTGTTGTATTTCACGAAACAGAAGAGGCAGAAAAATACAAGCCTATGCATAAAAGTATGCCACATCAAGGTAAAGTATTAGTATTCAACGGAAGACACTATCATGCAAGTACATGTCCTAAGATGTTTACAAAAAGGATTGTAATGACTATGAACTTTACAGCGAGACAAATAGATGGATAAAGAGCAGTATATAAATGAATTACTAGAGCGTGACAAACAATCTAGTTCTCGTATTGTTTCTCAAAATCTAAAGGATAGATTTACATATCCTTACCTACCTACTATGGTAGTTGATAATTTTTATGAAGAGCCTGATCAAGTAAGAGAATATGCACTTAGTTTAGAATACTTTAAAGGTGATAGAGGAAGTTGGCCAGGTGTAAGAACTAAACTGTTTCATGAATTTGATCAAAAAAGTTTAGACTTTTTTAGTAAAAAATTACTAGTATATCTTAAAGATTATGGTTATACAGGGTTTGACGAAATACAAACAGCGTTTCATAGTACACCAGAATCATACACACGTGGCTGGGTACATGACGATGATCCTAAATTAAATGTAGCAGGAGTTGTATACTTAAACAAAGAAGCACCTCAAGGAACAGGAACAGTAATATACGAAGATATGGATTTTGATGGTGGCAAATATGCAGAAGTGTTTATGCAAGATGTATTAGATGTTCCAGCAAAAGAAAAAGAAGAATTTAATCAAATACGCGAAGCACAAGTTGCAGAATTTAAAAAAACAGTAACAATGGAAAGTGTATATAACAGAGCTATTATTTTTGATACTAGGCTTTGGCATAGTCCTGAACACTTTTATGGTAATACTATTAAAGACTCAAGGCTTACACAAGTATTTTTTGCGAGGGCAATATGATTAGAAATATTACACAACCTGTAAAAGTTATTGACAACTTCTTTGAGCAGCCTTGGCTAGTAGAGCATCATGCAAATAAACAAGAGTTTGTTGACCAAGATAATTCTGTTTTTCCAGGATCACGTTCAGCAACACTAGATGAACTTGATATAGATATGTTTGAAAGATTACTAGGTAAACTTATTAAACATGTGCTTGGTAAAGAAATGTTTACATTCTTACATTGCGAATATCAAAAAATGAATGAAAGATGTATTGATCAAATTAAACAAATCAGCACACAAGCAAATATTGCTGGTACAGTATTTTTAACAGAAAACACTGAACTAGATTCTGGTATTTGTTTTTATGATAATAAACATAATCCTACAATAAACATAGAAAATGTTTACAACAGATGTGTACTATGGGATCCTAAAGAACATTATAAAATTCTAAAATACAAACCAAATACACTTATGTTAACGTTTTACGGAACAGCAGTACAGAGGTATCCAACACAATGACAAATGATATTTTAATACTTGATGATGTAATTCCTAAAGATTATTCAGACCATATTAGAACATTATTAACTGGTTGGGAATTTGGTTGGGTCTTTAATCAGAACATGGTTTCTCCTGATGCAGAACTACAAGG